TCACTCATTGTTTATTATTTTTTTATTTTTTAATAAAGTTTTTGGCAATGTTTTGTATATTTCATTTATTTTTTTGATGATAAATTTTTGTTGTGTTTTTGGGTCTAGTGATAATAGCTTTTTATTCCAAGAATTAAAATTGTCCGAAGACATTTCTCCAAAATCTTTAGCAGTGGGTAGGCATATTGCTATCTTGTCTGGGTCATAATAGTTTAATAACTTTAAATAATTTTTAATGCTTGATTCCAGGCCCCTGTTTCTTTCTGACTGAGAGTCATTATTTAAGCTTATGATTAATCTATCTATGTTTAAAGATAAAGTTGCGCAGATTAACTTTGTTGATATATCTAAACCAAAGGTTACCAAAACATTCTTGTAACCATTCTCGTTTAGGTTTAGCAAGTCTCCGATGCTTTCAACTAAAATCAGCTCCTTGGTTTTTTCGATAGAATCTCTCACCTCTTTGTCTGCATAAAGTGGATATATCCAGCTTTTTTTTCTGCCAACATGTTTCCATTTAGGTCTGTCGCCGAAGCTATTCATGTCTCTACCTGAGAAACCATGTATTTGTTCGTGCTCGTTGTAGATGGGGAACACAAACCTGTTATTTAATTTTCCGCTTGTTGCATAGCCTGATTTAAGTTTTTCCAGGTGCTGAGTGGAAATGCCTTTATCGTTGTAGAATTTATAATGCGGTAGTAGCCTTTCTAGGCATTTGTTTGGATATATTTCTTCCATTTCTAGTTTTTCTGGGAATGTTAATTTATTGTAATTTGATCCTATGTTATCCTCTTCAATATATTGTTCTATAGACTTTTTATCATTAGTCCCTAAGGTTATTTCTACAAGCCTTTTAAACGGAGAAAAAGAGCTGTCTTGAACGTGATCCTTCCATACTCCGGTGTTTTTATAAATTTGTATGGCCGTCTTATTGTCTCCATTCCTAAATAACGCATTAGTTTGCCAATAAGACCCTCGATCAGCTAGTTTATATCCTAGCTGTATTAAGGATTCTTTTATTTTTTCGGGGGACATTTTACAAGCTTGGTACTTCATCTGCAACCCCCCTGAGAGCTCCAACTCCTTCTGAATCCATGTGTTCGACCATGTCCTGAAGGTCTCCTTTTTCTGATATAGAGAAATTTTCCATGTGCAGGTTTATGTAATTTTTCTTTTTGCTTCCGTCCGGCATTTCTACAGGCTGAAGAGCTCTGTGAACATCTTTGCCTAACCATCTATATTTTAAGCATATCAACTTATGAGTTCCAAAATCATCGGGCTCCTCTTGTATTTCGTCCATTGTTTTTTGTCTCAGCAGAAATAGGTGCGAGCAGAATTGGGTAATTTGATCTGATAAAGAAACTATACTTTCGTCGTCAACTACATTATTGGCGCTCCTATTGTTTGTTATTCCTAACCTATTACTTTGTACACTGGTTAGCATTGCTACTGCAGGCTTACCGTTGAAGCATAATTCTTTTTGTATTAACTGTTTGAACTTGTCAACCATTCTTCCTACAGTCTCCCAGCTACTTGCTCCGTTTTGTCGCTCGTATGTTGTTTTTATATAATCGAAGCTAAAAATCATGGGGTTTCCTCTGCCTACTTCTGAGTAGTAAAACCTACGAATAATATTCAACATGCTATCTATACTGTGTCCTGCGACATTGTAATAGTAGAATTTGAAGTTTTTTACTTTTACCCATGTACTTCTTACTTTTTCTATAACCTCTTCTCCTGCCTGCCTCCATCTTCCAGTTTCTAGCAGGTGCATTGGTACGCCAGAAAGCGCAGAACACTGGCGAATTATAAGTTCTTCTTTGCTCATCTCTCCGTTATCAAAATGCAGAATTGGGACATGATCATTGAGCGCTGAAACTTTCGTACAAAAGTCCATACAAAACTGAGTTTTTCCTACTCCAGCCCTCGCTACTACTACAGCAATATTGCCAGGCCTGAAAAGTGAGCCGTAAAGATCGTTAACTCTTTCGTGTGGGCCCATCAGTCCAAATTCATCAATTGGATTATTTCCCCTTTCTTCAATAAAGTCCTCCATGTCTTCAAATAAATTTTCGGGCTTGCTCGAGCCCATCTCGTAAAGGTTGATCTTGTCGTTGTATATCTTGTCTGCCTCGCTTACTATGTCATCAAATGAGGCGCTAGGGGGCATGCTTTTCATATTTTTAGCGACTTCCACGGACGCATTATGAATTTCTCTTCTTACGGTTATTTTTTTAAGCTCTTGCGCAGCCTTTAGTACTCCTTCTTTTGAGATTTGTCTCATCGATAAGGCTTTAATATAGTCGGCTATATTAATATTATCCTCGAATGATATGTTTAACGCTTGGACTCTTTGAGAGAGTAATACTTCATCAAGTGCATCGCTAGCTTCGAGCGCTTGCCTTAGTACGCAAAAAATTGTTTTATTGACTATTGTATTTTTGTCGTAAAAATCTTCTTGATCAATGAAGGCTGCGATTAGGGGATAGCTTTCTGGATATTTTATTAACCCCGCTATCAAATGCTGTTCTAGTTCATGTGAATATACCATAATTACATGGTATCACAGCTAGCTTAAAAAGTCAAGGGCTTTCTTCGTCTCCGAAATCTGGGGGGAAATTTAATTCAATTTCTTGAGAGGATACCTGCTCCAAGTATTGCTCAAGAGCTTTTCTTAAGCCCATTTCTACTATAGGAGAATTTGCTTTTGTTATTACTGCGGGCAAACCTTCTTGGTTGACGTATGATAAAATGAAGCCGCTGTCTCCTCCAGAGGAGCCAGTAAATTCAAACAATTGAGATATCATGCTTTCTGGCAAATTAAATCTCGAAAGGTTTTCTGGGTCAATAAATTCGTCGCTCATATTATATATTACACAAACTACAAAATAACCCCAAAATTTTGGAAAAGTTTTTCGTTAACTTCTTCTCCGTCGTAGATTTCTACAAGCTGTATGTCGTTTATTTCGCAAAACTTTAATTTGTCTTGATCTCTTTTTAATTGGTTAATATAATTAATTTTATTTTTGCCGTGAAAAAAAGGTACGTATTTTGTGTGTTGTTTGCCTTGGACCTCCACAGCTATCTTTTTGTTGGCGTTATAAAAATCTAAAGAGAGTTTGGTTCCTGCGACCGGAAATTCTTCAAAAACTACATGCTTTGACCAGTATTTTTTAAGGAATTGTTTCGCAGAAAACTGTATTTTACTTCTGCTTTTTCCGTCCCAATCTATTAAGAATTTTTTAGGTTTTTTTACAGCTCTTTTTGCTCCGGTTAGAGTGTTAAAGCGCATTTGTTAATTTCTTAAAATCTTGATATAGAAAGTCGGAGAGCTTTTCATTTTCTTCGAGGAAGTCTATTAATCGCTGCTCCCCTTGAAACTTTTCATTTATTTCTAATTTTTTATCTGAAACTTCTTTTATCAATTCTTCTGAAACGGAAATCCATGCCCCTTTTTTTGTTATTAAATTAAATAGATATAACATGTCAAGTATTTCTCTAGCTCTCCATACTGACTTGCCGTTTTTCTCTCCGTATTTAATTGGGTACCTTGCCGTAGACCCAGTTTTTTCATTTACGCTTTTTCTGAACTTTACTTTACAGTAGTGCCCTATAGGCTCCCCTTTTTCATCTAATCTTGTTGCGGTAGGGTTTTTAAATATTAGATCCGAGGAGTACCTTTCCTCGAATTCGAGTATAAAGTTGGCATAATGTTTTATGGCGTTGCCTCCTGCCTGCTTGACTTTAGGGCCTCCCCTCGCTGCATATGGATTTGTGGCCACTTCTACTCTAACTTGACTTGTTAGTATTAATGTATGCCCCATTTTGCTAATGGGTAAAACCATTTTCTTTAAGAATACAGAGGTTATTAACGCTCCTCCCGCAACTTGCTCTGATTCAGCGAAAGGCTTATCTATGTCTCCAACCCTGCAAAGCGCATCAACGCTATCAATAATGAACATATATTTCTTGTCGTCTTCATTATTAAATACCAACTCTCTAACCAATTCGAAGACTTTCTCAAATATATTACAATCAAAGCAAAAGAATTTTTCAGGATCAGTGTCAATCCCTGTTCTTTCCATCATTTCTGGACTGAACCTACCTTCGCTTTTTATGTAGATTACCATTCCTTTTTTTCCAAAATGCTTTTGAAAGTTTCTTGCGAATGCCATTGCACAGCTAGTCTTTCCTCCCTCATTGATTCCCGTGAATCTATGAGCTCCACTTGGCAAGCCTCCTCCTAATGCGATGTCTAGATTTAAGCTTCCGCTTGGAATTTTATACTCTTCCGACTCGTGAAAATTATAATGATATTTTTTATTATCTTTATCTGATAGGAATTTTGCTATTTGATCTGTTGTTTGAACTTCTTTTGTTTTACTCATCTATAAATTGTCTAATTGTTTTTGTTTTTTTCGAGATTATCTTGTCTTCTCCTGTTTTTTCTCCAAGCGGTATTTCTTTTTTGCAAGGAATTTTATAATTAAAGTCTAAATATTTTTTTTTGATTTTAGATAGCCCGTGTTCAGACCTGAGCATGGCTAGAGAGGGCACCTTACTAATTGTCATCCTTTGCCAGAAGTTTTCATTCGGGAACATTTTCATAAGGTCATTCAAGAGCTTCATCTCTCTGGCCCAGAATATTCGTTTTCCTTTGCTTGGCTCTTCGACTATTTTTTTAATTAATTCTTTCTTGTTTAGTTTTTTCACTAAACTAGTATAGTTTATAATATCATTAAAGTCAAGATATATATTCGTAAGATACGTTTTGTTTTTTATATTCTCTGTTGCTGAGATGTGCGTCGATTATTTTTTTTCTTTTAGATTCGTAAATTTCTTTCATTTTTTCGATAGATTTTACTCCTGCTTCTCCGTCGATCTCTAGACTGACTCCGATAAGAGTGTTAATTATATCCTTGTCAAATTTACTTTGTCTTATGTACTTATGCACTCCTCCGAGAGATGATGGTATCTCTAGCGAGCAAATTCCTTTTTCTGAGGTTTCAATTTTTATTAGTAAACTTTTTTTGTTTTTTATATTTAGATTTTCTTCTAGGATTTTGTTTTTTTGGCTTACTAGGTCTGCGATTTTACTTTCGAGCTCTTTGTTTGGGGTTAGTGAATCACTTAATAATTTTTCGTTTTGATTTTTTAGAGTTTTATTTTTTAACTTCAGGTCGTTAATTTTAGTTTTTATTTCTGTTATTTTATTTAAGCTTAAGCAAACTTCTGATTTGAGATCTTTGATTTGTTCTTTATTTTTATCGTGCGCGGCTATTACGCTTTTTATTTCTCTTACGCTTTTGACGGCTTGGTCGGCCTTGTCTAGGAGTTTACCTTTGTTTATTTTTATTTCTTTTATTTCTCTCGATGCACTTTCCTTTTGTCGAGTTAGCTCTTCGATTTCTTTTGTTATTTCGGATGTGTTTTCTTTTTTTAGTATTTCTTGGCAAGACTCTAGTTTTAATTGTCTTAAAGTCTCTTTGTTTTCTGATATCTCTTGTTTATATTTTTTTGCTTGACCCTCTTGAAGTTCTAACATTTTGTTCTCTTGTTCAAGATCTTTCTTTCTCTCTTCTATTTTTAATTCGTCGTCTTCCAGTTTTTTTTGCTGGCCTTCGATCTCTGCAATTCTTAGAAAAAGGGCTGCTTCGTCAAGCTCAATCTTTGGAAATTTTTTGCTTAGACTGATGTGTGCCGCTAAAACAAGTAATATCGCTAGAGGATCAAATACAAAAATTAATATTATTATAACTATTCTTACGGCTTTGCCTGTATCAAATTCTACTCCCGTCAAGTCTGCAATTAACTCCGCTACATATTTTACTGGACCTATTTCCGCCTCTAGCTGGCGAGAGCCGTCGTTTAAACCGAACTTTTTTACCTCAAGTTCATCTATAGTGTCTCTTGCTTTTGCTATGTTGTTATTAAGTTCTTCTGTTTTTTTCTCAAGATCTTCTGGTTTTTCGAATCCTATATTTTGGTAGTCTTGTATACGTTTTCTTATATCTGATATAATCGTTGATGTTTCATCTCGATATTTAGATATTCTCGATTCAATTAGTTTCTTTTTTGAGCTTAGTTCTTGGCGCTCGGTTAATTGTTCGGCCATTTTCTTTTCGAGATCTTTCTTTTTACTCGAAAATAATCCTCCTGATTTGTTTTTAATCTCTTCGATTTCATTATTCATCTGCTTGATTCTTTCGTTTACAGGCTCAAGCATTCTTTGGTCTAGCGCTATATCTTTCTCTAGCTGTTCGGTAAGTTGCTTAATTTTATTTTGCTCTAGACTAATATTTTCAGCGCTTTTATCGCTGAAGTTTTGGTTTTTATATTCATTTTTTTCAATCAATTCTTTTTGCCTAACAATGTACTCTTTCTCTCTTTCAATTTTTGCCTCTACTTGAGTGACTAACGCGGCAGCTTTTTCAGCATCTTGTTCATGCTCAATGTGGGATTTGCTTAAAAAGCCAAATATGCCCATGCTTGTTATTCCCATGAGAATTAAGATTGCTGAAAATAGATATGCTTTTAAGGTTTTTGGCGCACTTTTCCAATTCCTGTGGAGCCATATTGCCGCAATGATTTTTCCGACTTCAAGGGCTATCCCCATTGCGATGACAGCCTCAATTGACCCTGGAAAAATTGTTGCAAGTCCAATAATGCTGAAATATGCAGCAATAATCGAAATGCTTAATGCTGAAACTAAGGTTGATATTGCAAAGATCATGGTATTTTATGGTTTGAGTTTGGCGGCTGTTTTTTATTTGCGGGGTCTATTACTGATATGTCTAGCCGGTTCGAATTGGGATAACGCCCTCCGTTGTCATTTGGGTAATAGCTTCGGTCACCTTTTGTTGAGTTTGTTGTGACTTGCTGCTGGGAGGGGTAATCGATCGAAGTGGGGTTTTGGTTTCGATTATCGTTACTGTATCTAAAGTTTGAATTTTTTGTGTGTTTGCTCATGTTGATTATTATACACTTTTATTATTCTGATATTTCTGACATTTTTACGGTAATGGTCTGTCCGTTGTCAAGATCTATGACTGCAAAAACAGCTCCGTCATCCGGGCCTCCTATTTCTTCGTATTCGCTTACAATCGAGCCTTTTATCTCTCCGTTATCAGTTATAACTATACATTGGTTGTTTTTTTTGTCAGACATAATAAATGTATACACACGCTAGAAAAAACAAAAGTCAGAAGTTAACTTTTAACTTTTAGTAGACTTTGCTTTGACTTTTGTGTACCATAATGAATGAGTAAAAGGAAATATGTTAAAAGCTCTAGTTACTGGGAGAAGTTCAATAAAGATGAAAATTCTGATCTGAACGATGCCCTCAAGAGTTTTTCTTCAGAGCCGTCTTCTTCTGGGGAGCCTTATTATATAGAGTCTCAAGCCGCATATAGCAGAACCAAGTCTGGGGGAGACGAATTTGCGTCAAGAAGAAATTTAGCTCATAAGTCTGATAAAAAACACAGATTTTCTAATATTGCAGGAGGTATGCTTCCTTATTCGTATGGACAAGACGGAGTTAATGTTAGGGATTCTATAGAGCTTTGCCAGAAAGCTTATGCTAATATATCTGTATTTAGAAATGCTATAGACGTCATGTCTGAATTCGCCAACTCTGGAATATATCTTGAAGGAGGAACAAAGAGTTCTAGGGATTTTGTTTATAAATGGTTCGAAAGAATTAACCTGTGGAACCTAAAAGATCAATACTTTAGGGAGTATTATCGTAGCGGGAACATATTTCTTTATAGGGTTGACGGAAAATTTTCAAAGACCGATTTTGACAAGATAACAAAAATCTATGGATCCTCTCTGTCTTTAAAACCTGGAAAGCTTCCAGTGAAATATATTTTACTTAACCCGTACGATATAGTAGCCAAGAATGGATCTTCGTTTGATAATGGTTTGTATGAAAAAATATTAAGCCAATATGATATAGAAAGACTCAAGAGTCCGAAAACCGAATATGATAAGCAGGTTTTTGAATCTCTTGACGTAGATATTAAAGAGCAGATACTCAAGGGGGGTTACAACTCTGATGGAGTTAATGTCAAATTAGATCCCGCCCACTTAGTTTACTCTTTCTATAAAAAGCAGGATTATGAACCTTTCGCTATTCCTTTTGGGTATCCTGTTTTAGACGATATAAATTTTAAGCTGGAGTTGAAGCAAATTGATCAAGCTATATGTAGGACTATAGAAAATGTAATCTTACTTATAACTATGGGCGCCGAGCCTGACAAGGGAGGAATAAACCCTAGGAACATGGAGGCGATGCAAAACCTTTTTAAAAACGAAAGTGTTGGGAGGGTCTTGGTTAGCGACTATACAACTAAGGCTCAATTCGTGATACCTGACATAGGCAAAGTTGTGGGGCCCGCAAAGTATGAAGTGATAAACAACGACATTCGAGATGGTTTACAAAATGTAATAGTCGGTGATGAGAGATATAGTAATACTCAGGTTAAGGCTAAGATATTTCTAGAGAGGCTCGAGGAATCTAGAAACGCTTTTATTTACGATTTTCTTCAACCTCAAGTCAAGATGGTTTGTCAAAATTTAGGTTTTAGGAAATATCCTACTGTAAAATTTGAGCAAACTGATATAAAAGACGAGGTTCAGTTACAAAGGGTTGCTACAAGATTGATGGAATTGGGTATAATTACTCCTGAACAAGGAATGGATGTTTTGGAAAAAGGTTCTTATCCTAAACCTGAGGATATGGAGTCTGCGCAAAAAATATATATAGATCAAAGAAAGGAGGGTATGTATAACCCTATAGTTGGCGGAGTTCCTATGGTTGGCCCGGGGTCAGAAGAGGGAGGGGAGTTAGACCAGGGCAAGAAAGAAGTAGGTAGGCCAGTCGGAACTTCTGGTGTTCCTCAAAATAAATCGTCCGATTCTAGCGATTTGTATTCCAGAGAAGGGATTCAAGAAACTATTTATAAGACTGAAGCTTTACGCAGTTTTGGTTACAAGCAAATGAGGCAGAAGCTCAAAAAAAAGAGCCTTAAGTCAGCTGAAAAGAAAATGGTTGATGATTTATGCGAATCCATTATAGTCTCCTCAGCGGGGGACGATTGGGAGTCAATGCTGAAAGAATGCTTGGGTGACCCTAATAAAATTGAATGTTTATCTGCTCAATCCGGGGTTCAGTCTATATCTATTAGTCACGGCTTAGATCTTTACTCTGCCGCGCTTTTATACCACAGCGATAGGAGGGATTAAGGATGGGCGCTTTCGAAACTTTCGTTAACGCTAATCTGGGAATAAGAAAGCCTTTAATCCTAGACTCTGGACCTCCTTCTGATAGCGACAAGGCCGCGGGAATTATTGGGTCTGAGTATATAGATCTTGATAGCAATTTCTTATACGAAAAAACTGGAGAAAACAATTCCGCAGACTGGGCTTTTACTAGAAAACTAGGAGATTCGCTTGGGGAGTTCTCTTCTGATATTTCTTCCGATTTTTCTAGTGGTATTTCTGTTATATCTCAAGATTTAGTGAACCTGTCCGGTGACCTGCAGAATTCTTTAGATATTATTTCTTCAGGAGCTTCTTCTGGCCTTGCCGAAGGCGTATCAAGTCTTTTACAAGAGCTAAGTGGATTGTCTGGAAAATTAGAAGATGTTTCCTCTAGCTCTTTCTCTTCTTCTGTTAATGTGCCATCTGGGGTAAATGAGCTTTCGTTTTCTTACGAAGATTTAGGGGTTGGTAAGGTTTTTCAGAGCAAACCTAAAATAGCTATTTCTTTAGGGTCAAGACTTGATTCTCCTCCTGTTGGTCACTATGCGTTTATGACGTATGGAATAAATACCACGGGGTTTTCTGTATCTTTTTCTTCCAAGATTCAAGAGGATGATTTATTTTTGGATTTAATAATAAATGGAAATAAACTTTCTACATCATCTTCTATTCAGTGGTTCGAGGATGATGGGTCTAATAATCTATCATTAAGAACCTCAAGTTTTGAATCTAAGGATCCTTCAATTGAGTTGTGGGAGGAGGTTCCTGGAAATAGCTATAGGTTAAGAGAGTCAGGGGTTTTATCCGATTCAGAATTTACGCAATATTTTCAAGAAGATTCTAGTGGAAATATATATCCAACTGATTCTCCTGGTTAATATGTGTGTATATATAAAACATATATAAATACATTACAATCTTAATATTATGGCTACAAAAAATTTAATACCACAAGCAAGCGGAGAAGGAGGAATCGGAATAGAAGATGTTACCTGGGGGAATGCTTATTTTGATAGTGGCCATTTCAATAAAGGTTTATATATTAGCGGAGTCGCAGTTTCCACAGGGGATGCAGGAGGCCTAGGTGGCAAATGGGAAGATGCGGCAACCGCAGGAGATATTTTTTACGCAGGCGGCAATGTAGGTGTTGGTACTACGAGTCCTAGTGCGAAGTTGGAGGTGGCTGGCGGAATTAATTTTAGTGGTAATATTTTACCTTCGGAAAGCGAGGTGTTTGATATCGGCTCTTCAGGCAAGAAAGTCCGTGATTTATATTTGCATAACAATTCCCTTCACTTGGGGGATTTAACCTTATCGAATAACAATGGAGTCTTGCAAATTCCTAGTGGTATAAACCTAGGGGAAGCCAGTTTATCTGTCGACGATCAGGGGATTATTCATTTTCCAGCTAGTGGAATTATGGTTGGAGGTGCAGAGGTTAAGCCTGATCCAGGCAACCCGCAAAGTTTATATTTCTCAAAAACTCCACAAGTTCAAGATTCAGAAGGTAAGCCTGTGACCATTCTTACTGCCGACAAACTTGGCCTTGGTACATCAGCTGTCTTAGAAGCGTCAGATCAGGATTTACAATTTAAATTACTAACAGATCAAGAGAGGTTTGTAGTAGGAACTACCGGAGAAGGCTCGTTAACTTCTGGTTGGTATAGATTTAATGATTTTAAAATAAAAGGTGCGACAGATATAGGGTTTCACTCAATTAACCCTGTAGACACAAGAATTTATTCTGACGAAAGTTCTTTTATTTTATTTAAAACCGATATTGCAGGCAATCGAGTTGCCCATTTAGTTGGTGGAGAAGAAGAGGTTTCTGCTAATAATTCAATCGCATTAGGCATAGCTGTTAAGGTGGATAGCGCAGAGTCCCCAGAAGATATTGAATTTGTTCACACCGACGGAGAAAGTTATTCTGTTATTAATGGCAACAGTGATTCCCTAGGCACTAATGGCTTGCCGATAAGGCAGGGTTTTCAAAGTCCTTCTTTAGGGTCTGCCCCAGCTCCATTATTGATTGACGGAGGATCATTCTAATGAGTAAAGTCTATGTAGAAATAACTGATAATTATTCAAGAACAGTATGGGATAGTGCTGGCACTTTTAATTATGTAATTGGTGACAGGGTAGAACATAATACTGGCTCGCAAAATATTATATTTGTTTGCGTAAAAGACAATAATTCTACTGAAACTCCAGATGCAAATATTTCTGACTGGGTTGAAGCTGGTAGCGAAGAGCATCCATTTTTAGTTTCTAATGCAATATCTACAGTCAATCAATGCAATTTAGATGACACAACATTGACTCTTGGTGAGTACGCTTTATATGCAACAAACACAAACTTCGCTGTCGAAGCTGCTGGATCGGAAGGGGAGATTATACTTGGCGATGGAGAGTATAGGTGGAGCCGAACTTTAAGTGCTAGTTACTGGCATCCTAATTTTTATAACACTAACATAAAAGCCAAGAATAGATTTAAAGCTTATATTCGTGGTAAATTTACGAACTATAATAATTGTGCGAGGGCGGAGGATTTGGTTTTCGTTAACGAGAATCCTGCGGGCAGCGTTTTCGGTAAAAACTCTTCTACTCCTTCATATTTAATTGGCTGCTTAATAACCCAAGAAACACCTTCTTTTAAATTAGCACCCTTAAAGCAGGAGCCAAATACTGGTGCTGTCGCCTCTAGGGCCATAGAGCTATTAGCTCCGAACTCGGTTATCAGTAAATGTCTTTTTGATTTTTCTTACTCAGGGCCATCTTTTTGGTTTAATATTAATACAACAGGGGTTTTAATAGAAGGTAATACATTTTACGCTAGAGTTAAGAATATTCAATACGAGGGGATATATGAGGCGGCAGATACTGTATTTAAAAATAATATTATTTATTATAAATATTTAAAAGATGAGCAGACTACAATAAATTTTTCTCGAGAAACTACAGTGAATGGGGGAAATAATGTTCTTTATATCGAGAATCCGATTTCTTCTGTAGGGGGCTCTTTAAACAATAACATTCCAAATCAATTCAAGCTATTAGATCCTTTATTTGTTGACGCTGATAATGCCAATTTTTCATTAAGGCCAAGCTCCCCTTTAATTGGGGGTCTTAAAAGCTCAAATCCAGAAGGTGTATACATACAGCCAGGAGACAGCGCTGGAGGCTCTGGAACATTTGAAGATCCATATTATATGGGAGAACTAGGTACTGCAGAAACAGAAGCAGCAGCTGGCAACGGCATTATATATTTTGTAGATGGCTATTATGAAATTTCAACCTCTTTAGATCTTTATGCAGATGGAATTACTTATAAATCCTTAAATAAACATAAAGCTATATTAGGGAGCAGTGATACAAGTATGACCTCTGCAAAACAAATCAACATTGGAGGAAAATGGGGCAATGGAAATCTTGGTGTTGGAAACATAACTCTTGAAGATTTTTATGTTAAAAATACAAGATTCCATCAAGTTTCAAATAGCTCATTAAGACCAAATAAAATCAAAGGCTTAAAGCTTGAAGAAATACAACCTCTTACACATGGAACAGATGGTTTTTTATGGAGCGACGGTTCAAAACTTATAATAGAATCTTGTTTTATATATGTAAATTTTGGGCTAGAATCTAGTCCTTTTTTCACAAGAAACACAAGTGCTTGCGAGATACTTAATAGTACAATAATTATTAATTTCCCCCAAACTTCGGGCCATTTATCTTTTACGACTTTTGGTTCTATTGAAAATAGTATCATTTATGCAACTACTAAAATTCCTGAAAGCGGGTTTCCTGCTCTAACTGGAAATTCAAAAAATTGCTGCTTCTATAATATAGGTTCAAACATTACTTATGGCGGAGAAAATACTTACCAGGGAGACCCAAAATTCACAGATCCTAGCTCTAAAGATTTTAGATTAAGAGCTGATTCGCCGCTAATTGGTGGAATTTCTAAAAATAAATATTCAGCCGATACGATTTGGGTACAGTCAGGGTCTGGCGCAGGGACAGGTACTAAAGATAATGCTTTTTACTGGAGTCAATATTCTGATGCTTTTTTGGCTGCGGTACAAAGCGCTAGCAAACAAGTCGTTTTTAAGGATGGCACATATGTATGGAATAGCAGTATAATGCAAGATGATAATGTCGGTAACAATATCACCATGGTAGCTGAAAACATGCATCAAGCTATTTTTACAGATGCTGGTCGTATAAGTTCTGCTACGAAATATCCTACTCTTCGATTTAAAGGCATACAATTGGTAGCGAATGACCACTTCACCCACCAAAAAGAATGCCACTATATTCTTGATTCTGTCCATGTATTAGCTGGCAAATACATAGCGGCTCTTTCAGTTACAGCTTCAGGTTGTATATTTGAAGTTCCATCAGGGGTAAATTCTCATATTTTATCAAACTCAGGCCCAGTAGACATAAAAAATTGTATTTTCGTTGACCACAATGACCGCGTATCAACAGACAGTTACTTAACAGGCGCACAAAGCGGCACAATAAAAAGTACTATTTTTTACACAAAGAGTCCTAAAACCTACTGCATAAACCCTAGCCACAATGCAGTTCTAACGAACTGTGCTTCAGGAAATATTACAAGCCCAGAAAACGGTGTATTATTTACCGAAAATTTGCAGTTTGTAGATATAGAAAATAAAAACTATAACCTCAGACCACTTTCACCACTTATAGGACAAGGAAAATAATATGAACCCAGAAGAAATCAATTACAGCGGTCAATATTTAAATAATACTGAACATAGAATCAAAATCCGCACAGGCTCAGACATAGAGAATGCTAAAAACGATGCTATCTGCGGAGAGATGTTATTGGTGACTGGTGCCAGTCCTGCTATTTATGTTTGCACAGAAACTGCTGGTGAAAGCGATGCTGTAATATATAAATTGCCAGATCTTTCTCTTAGTGAGTCATGCGTATCCTCTCCTCTTTCTATTATTGTAGATTCTGAGTATGACGTTGAGACAAGCACTTCAAGATTTAAGTACACGACAAGAAATTCTGACGGGGTAGGTAGTGCGTTTGGTTGCATAAGCGCTCTTCGTGGTTCTACGCTTTCAATATCGGTCGTGGGTCACACCGCAGATCTTCAAACGCATCCTATAAAAATAACTGAATTTAACGATCAAGGCCAACACGGAACGAAACGGACTGATGTAGTCAGAACAGACAATACTGATGGCTCATATACGTTAACATGGGAAGTTCCATGCGACACAACAATTGATAAATATCAATATCAGTGTGAGTCTCATTCTAGTATGCGAGGCGTTATTAATGTATTTGGGGCTTGCGTAGATTCAGATGGAGATGGAATTTTAGACGGCGCAGATTCTCATCCAGGTGATTCAAATCAATCTGGGGTTGATGCAGACAATGACGGTTTAGATGATGCTATCGATCCAGACCCGAACGATCCAGACAGTGATGATGATGGTATCTTAGACGGCGTAGATTCTCATCCAAGTGATTCAACTCAATCTGGGATTGATTCGGACAACGATGGTGTGGATGATGTTGTTGACGCTTTTCCAAATAACGCAGATTTTAACACCCCTCAGAATTATTCTGTAACATGGTCTCAGAGTTTTAATGTGTCTATGTCTAATGGCCCAATTCAACTAACTGCGGTTAATGAATCAAACAGTGAGGCTATAGTTTACAGTATACATAGCGGCGATAATGCTGAAATAATAAACGGAAATGAACTTAATTTACTGAGCGAGGGAACTGTCCAGGTAACAATATCAATTCCCGCAACATATACACCTTCAGGCGTAAAACAACACAATGAGTTGCCCGCAGGGACGGTGGTAAATACTTTTACGATCACCGACGATCTTGGAGGAAACTCAATCGATGAAACGCCCGCCGAATACGAGCCTTACGTATCAGCCTGGGCAGCTAATGCTGACAGCGCAAACAGGCCTTACATATTAGAAGTTTCTCATTCTATGGGGGTAGATAGTTGGGATGACCCAGTAGTACTTCAAGATCTTGTGGTTATTGATATAAGAGCTGGAAGTCCTGATGATGAATATAAAGCATCTAACGGCGCAAGTATGACGCCAATGCCCCTTGGTGATTGGGAGAGCGTTTCTTCTTGGGAAGATCGAAATATTCCAGGCCCTGTTCCACCTCAACAAGTTTTCCAGAAGGCTGGATCTATAATAACAATGTCTAGAGAAATTCCTAATGAATCTTCATTCGATAGAAATTTAGCGATTTATCGGGGAGGTGACACTAGTAGGGTTGCCATAACAGTCAAAGATCAGCTCAGCTTTTTTCTTGACAGAAGGCCGAACTTAATACCTCCACGGGTTCATTCAGGAGGGCAGTTTCCTGGGTCTGCGGTATTTGATAGTGAGACTGGGTCGGGTGATGTAGTTATTAATAACAAAAACTTTTCTAGCGCCTATACTTTCTCGTACGACGGAAATGATTTTTCGTATTATCAAAATTTATTATTTAACGATGATGGATCTATTACTTTTGTTAGTATGGATGAATATTATGATAATGGAAATAATTCAAATTATGGAAGCGAAGTAACTTATGATATAGGTACATGGGATACGTCTGGAATAACTTTTAATACTAATTGGCAGGGGTCCGCGCAAGAATATCAAGATAATGCAGGGGTTTCTTTTTATAATAAGTTTAACCTCTATTATATTGGAACTTAAGTTTAAGTGAAATCAAAAGTTAGCAATTTACAATTATTAAATAATACTGAACATAGAGTAAAGTTTAAAGCTGGTTCGGACATCGATAATGTTAACGACTCTATAGTCGGGGAAATGCTCGTAGAAACATCAAGGCAAAGTGATATATTTTTTGACGGACAAAGCAAGATAGATACAGACTATATTTTTGGCGGCGGAGAAATTTCTCTCTCTGCTTGGGTAAAAACAACAAATAACAAGGATTTTATCATAGCAACAGATAGTCCTTCTGGGGGTAACGATACTAGTTTTGCTATTGGTCTTGATGATAGCGATAAAGCTTATATAATAGTGGGGAATCCTGGCCACGAGATCTATAAAACAGGCTCAGTTACTGCAATCAATGATGGCAATTGGCATAATATTATTGTTACTATAGATGGCTCTAAAGTGATGAATTTTTATATAGATGGAGCTTTAGAAGTCACACATACATTTCCTATACTACCAGGACCAAGTAATTATGTAACTCATTACGGATCTGGATGGTCTGATGGCACTGAACCGCTTTATGACATCTGGGGTTTAGATGGACAATTAAATGGACTAGGTATATGGGAAAGAGCTTTGACTGATACAGAGATAAATATAATATCAAGCTCTGGCAGATACTCTCCAGCCCCTTCTCATTTTTCTCCTAACTTGTGGGTCGGATCTACCGACCCAGCTCTTTATACCTGCACAAATACAAGTGGAACTATTTCTAAAGTCACAGACTTAACTGCAAAAATGGGCGATGTTCCGATGTTAAGAACAAATTCTAATGAACTTATACCAAACGCTGTCAGTCCCTTTAGTGGAGGTTTTTCTTACTCTTTTTGGTTTTATGATGACGTTGCTCAAGAAACTGGAGTAGAACTACTTATTTATAATGATGTGGACAGTGAACTAGGGGGAGGTTCACACAACTCTTATGTTGCAATTAATTATTCTTTATCTCGAATTGATTTTAGGGAGCATATATCTCGTGGTAATGTAACTTTTCACAATGATTTAATTGCAAATTATGGTACTGGAAATGAAATTAATTTTAAATATGAAAAAAATAAATTAAATCATATCCTTATTACAAAAGAGGCAACATCCCCTTTTCTGACTAAATTTTATTTTAATAATGAACTTGTTGCCGAGTGTAACCCAAATGTAGGTTATTATCCTGGAGGAAACGGGCTTCAAAAAATAAACTCTACTGTTTTATTAATTGGTGACTTAGCATATTGGGATACTGATATAAGCAGTATCTCTGACGAAGTACATTCACCCAATGAAGGTCATAAGGGTTTTCAAGGCGACTGGAGAAATCTAAGTATTCCCCCAAAACATTACTGGAAGTTTGGCGCGCCGATGGATTCAGGGCAAGTAAAAGACCTAGGCACAGATGGCACAAATCACTTTGCACCAGATACCGTGTCATCAAATCAATACGAATATAAAAACATTTTCGGAATAGATAGATCTTTGGAAGTTTGATTTATTTAATTTTATCGTAATCTGATTTGCTGCAAAACTTTGTAAGTTTGGTTCCATCTTCGTCTACTCCTTTTAGTGCATATCTAACTGAGAGCTTTCCTGTTTTGGTTGTTTTTTCGTAAGCGTGTTTGGTTACTTTTGATTCGCAGACCATTACTTTCTTTTTCTTTTTTACATTATAGAATTCTATCATAGTGTTTTAATTTAATGATTTTTGGTTTTTAGTTATAATTTCGAAAATTTGTTGTTTTTGTTGTTCTGGTGCTTTATGCCATTTGTACATGATGTCTTGTTTTATATGGTTCATGCTTTTATTCATGTTTTGTATTTCAGATTTTAATTGTTGTATGAATTCTGGGGTTATGGTTTTAATTTGCACATTTAATTCTAAAGCTACTTGTAGGATTTTTCTAAAATTTCCTCTGTTTTTTCCTTTTACCGCTTCGTTGTATAAATCTACACGTTCTTCCATATCTTCCTCTGGTAGGTTCTTATTTAAATCGGGATGTGTTTTCTTGACTATCTCGCGAAACAATTCATTCATATCGTTATCTGATATTGATTCTTTTTGTTTTTTTTCTGGAGCAACTGATTCAAATGGGTCTTCTATTTTTTTGTTTTTACAATACTCTAACATCTTACTTATGAACCTATGACGAACTTCTTCAAATTCTTCAACTAGTTCTTCATATTCCATACTAAGATATAAAGCTTTGTGCCGTAATTTTTTAAATTGTTTTCTTAATTGTTTTTGAGCTTGTGGAGCAGAGTATTTTACAGGAAGATTTTCTTTTGCGTATTTTTTGTTTTCTGGTTGATATACTCCCAGCTCATATTTTTCTTTTTCTCCAAAGAGATCATCAAACAAATCTTTTCTATTCATATATTATTTTACACAAAAAAGGCGACCCCGAAGGGTCGCCCAAGAATTAAATCTTGCTCGTGTTACTGATTAACCTGCGATTGACGCAATCAATTCCACTGTGTAGTTACCGGAAGGAACTGAGTCTGCGAATGTTACAGTAGCAGCGGTTGTACTTACTGAAGAAACCATGCATGCGATGATTGGATCGCTTGCGTCAGAACTTTTGAGTAAGGCTACAACAACTGGTGTTGAGGCGAATGTTCTACCGAAGCTTATTGAACCAGAATTATCTGATCCATTAGTTACCGCAGAGCTTTTGGCTACAACATCATTTGTGGCGATCATTGCAGCAAGACTGGAAACGTCACTATCTGTAGTACCTTCGTCTGCGTCGCGCTGAGCTTGTAAGCTAGAAACGTCGCTTTCGAGATCACCTGTGTTTCCTGAAGCTAATTCTTGTAAGCTAGAAACGTCGCTTTCGAGTTCACCTTTGTTAGTGGAGATGTCACCAGCAAGACTGGAAACGTCACTATCTGTAGTGCCTTCGTCTGCGTTACGCTGAGCTTGAAGGGATGAGATATCGCTTTCAATTGTAGCTTTACTCATTAGTGTGGATCCGCCTGCGCTCTGAATTTCGAACGCGCCAGCTCCACTCGAGGCCAATCGGATATTGTCCGATAGGCTTAATGTTTCGGTACGGAATACCTTTGCCATTACTATTAATTACGTTTAAAAAAAGTTTTTGGGAACTTTTATTTTTCCTTCAACCCTGATAGGCAAAGGGCTTTAGGGTTTTTTAGCTACACCAATAGCTCATGAATATTTTTTTTAATTCATGTGGGTAGGCCATAAAATGTAATATAAATGTATCTTCGTTCACTAATCTTGGATCCGTGTTGAATTCATTCATTTCAAATATTTTTCTATTAAATCCGAAACCATCAGATTTTCGTAGAATTTCGCATAATATTTCTTGATCTCCTCCACTCGCATATAATGAAGACTTATCTCCGTTAAAATCTCTCCATTTTGTGATTAAGTTTTTTGTGTATTGATGAGATTTAAAAAATAATACTCCGCTATTTAACATGCAATGATCGCCGATATCTTTTGTTGCAAGTATGAATTTTTTAGGAGCTTTTTCTATAATCGACTCTAGTTTTTTTTCTGGATTGAAAATTAAAGTATCTGAATCCATCCACACAATATATTCATGGTCGTCAATATGATTTAATAAAGCTTGAGATTTCGACCAATTGGGGCTTCCGTTTTTATCTAAACTTTCTCTATAGACGTAAAAGCTATAACCCTGCTTTTGGCAGTAATCCTTAATGCTTTTTTCTGAATAAATAGCGAATTCAGAAATTTCTTTAGTATACAAGCTGATAATAGCAATCTTCTTGAATGGATTAAAGCAATTGAATCTATCTTCAGGTTCTTGAGTTGCGGGTATTTGAGAGCTTGTGTATTTAACCCAATCAAAAAGCTTTCTGTGTTTTCCGAATCTATCATTGTTGAAAAAACTAAGCCATTGTTTTTTTAGGTCTATGAATTCTTGTTGTTTTTTATTCATTTAATATAATTTAAAATCTTCACTGTTTAAAATTTTTGCTCCTGCGTTTTTAATCTTGCTTGTTAATAATAACTCGTTAATTATGCACTCAGTTTTTTTCTTGAATAGTTTAACATTTGATTCTATCTTAAATTTACTATGCCAGCCTTTTGTTAGCCAGTTTATTATGTGATTCTTTAAATCGCTTGAAATCCTTGGCGAATTTAGAAATGAATTTAATTCGTTTTCATCCTGAATTAATGAGTCAATTTTTATTTCCGAAGAGTTATCTAAATTTATTTTTTGCAGTATTTTATTTGGTATAATAATCGCGTTGCTACAAATCCAGTTGTTAAATTTTATGTTATCTAGTGAAAAGTTTTTTTTTGATAAATTTAATCCATCAATCTTTCCGAAAACTATATCGTGTTTTTTTAATACATTTAATAAATCTTGATTTAAATGTTTGTCTATAATTTTTGTATTATAATTTAAGAAAGAATCATTTGTTATTAAAGTTAAATCATAATGCTTGCCTTTTGATTCGTTGAATCCTTTTTGCCAGCCCGAAAATTCCCAGTTTAAGTTGTTACCTGGAATTATTGATATTTTTTTTCCTTGAAGTTTATTTAAGTCTTCTCGTTTATTATCTATCACTATGCAATCAAAATCTATACCTTTATTGTATAAGGCGTCGGATAAAATTTTAAAAGAATGAGGATATTTGTTGGAATCGAATTGAGTATATAAAACTAAAAGATTTGCTTTATTTTTAGGGTTAATTTTAAATCTAGAGCAATATCTATCATGCACTCCACATAATACGAAGATATCTGCACCCTCTTTTTCTAAGCTGCAACAATAAGCCTTGTCTTCTGGGGCATTTATTTCTTTTTTTTCTTTTATTATTATTTCTTTATCTATTATTTCAAAGCTTATCTCGTTAAACTTGTATTCGTATGTATCTCTTCTTTCGTGGCAAAGCATCTTAAATTTATTAGAATTAATATTTACAGGATTGCATGAGTTTCTGAGTTCTATAGGTTGTGTTAAGTTGGAGTTATTAAACGAAATATTTTCTAGTTTATCTGCTGTTGTATAAACGAGTGGGAACATGGAGCTTATTGCGTAAAATAAGTTTTCGTGCTTAAAGCACATCCAGTTTTTACTTGGATTGATTTGGTTTATTGGGTCAAACTTTTTAATATTAGTTATTTCTAGTTTGGATAAGTTTACTGAACAGTAACCTGCTGAAAAATCAATAGACAATTTTTTGCATTCTTCGTTATGGCAGACAACTTGGTTTATTATTGTGCACGTAGCTAAAGCAATGATATCGCCGTTTTCTATTGTTTCTGTACCATGTATAAATCTTATATCTTCAGGAAATTTACAATCTGGATTTACGTCTTTTTTTATATAGCTGTCGAATTTTTCCCCTTTTATATTGAATTTTAATTTAACATATTCTCCGGAATTTTCTTTTAGCCAATAGGTAGATTGACCATTAAAGGAGCCTCTGGGCGGAGGTGAGTTTTTGTAGTCTTCTCCTCGCGCGATAGTATATTTTTTGCCATTAAAATTTATTGAGCTTGGATTAAAAATGTGAGTTGTTTTATTCATTTGAATTTCATTTTGTTTTTATCTATGGGGTTTTTTACCCCCCAATGCTCAACACCGCTTTCGTCGTACATAGCTTCCTTTCCGAGACCGTTGGCTGTATTAAAGTTTTCTTTATTGTATTGAAAAATAAAAGTTTTTTCAGGAGGGGTTTCTACGAAAGTTTGAACATACTTTGATTGATTTATTTTTTGAATTATTTTATCAAGAACTTTTTGACTCGGGCGCCTTTCGAGTGAATGGCCGTATATAATTTTGGTTAAACCATGAAAGTAGGTAATTGGTGCCAATGTTAGTATGTCCTGCCATCCTGACCTTCTTCTTCTGAGCATTAGGTCTAGCGCTGACTTATGTAGTGGATTATTTGGGGCGCTTATCATAATATCTTGCGAAAAATCTATAATTTTCCCATGATTAGAATGTAGTGGTAGAACGCATTTTGAATTTATATCTATAATTGAATTTAAGTTTTTATTTGCATGCCTGTCTATATCTGTATATAGGCCACCTTCGTTAATTATTTTTAATAAACGCCATGTGTCAACTTTTGATACAATTGGGGCATCTTTTATTAAATTATAATCTATAGTTGATAAATTTTCTCTTAAATATAGTTCGACTTCATTATCATCTGAAATTTCAAGTTTCCATTCTGGGTTTATTTTTACTAGATTCTGTATTCCATTTACTGCTAATTGATTTGAGCTTTCTAATACAGACTTATCTTTCCATGAAATATGGATTTTCTTAGGTATTGAAGATAAAGGCTCAAGGAGGTCGTCTAAATTTTCTTTCTGCGAACTTATTCTCATCACGGAAGAGTTTTTAAAGAAATTAGATTTTTGATCCGACAACTCTATGGGGTCTGAAAAAACTTCTTTACTGTATCTTTCATTATTCAATTCAAAATTGGTTGCAGCCTCTCTCCCTCCAAGCTTTAAGTCCTGCAAGAAGAGGGGTTTTTTAAGCGCGTATACATTATAGTTTACTTGCATTTCAGCGGCAAATACATCCCAGATCTTTTCTTGATAAAAGCCGTCGATCATAGCTTTTTGATAGGCTGAAGCGCCAAGCGGAGAGCAAATCATGATTGCGTGACCACTGAGCATGTTGAAAATTTGATATACGTTTTCATCAATTTGTTGGGCGGAAATATTATCAATAGCTTTACCATCATTCATGGCTAGTTGAGATAGGCCTAGATAAAATAAATCTGCATCATTAGGAATATCAATTTCCTTTGGCATTTCTCGATAAAAAGATACGTCATCCTCTAGTATTACGAATGGCTGAAATGGCCTTGAGTTATCTTGCTCTCTTAAGCCTGCTTCAATCATTCTTGCGTGACCTATGCTTCCGGATTTTTCTTTTGATATGCCTATTTCAAAAGGTATTATTTTTTTGCATTGATAATCTTTTAATATAGATTCTACGTGTTTAGAATTTTCACTATCTTCTGTTTTTGTGAGGTAGTAAAATTTAAGACTGTCTGTTTTTAATATCATTTATTATATTATTATATATATTAATGTTGTCTTGATTATGTGGGCTATACTGTTTCAAAAAGTTTTTGTTATCGTCCTTCGTTTGTTCTAGCGTTTCGCTGTGATTTAGTATAGCGTTCTTTAATTGGTTCGCCCCGAAGTCCACATCACAGTCCGGATAATAATAACCTACATCTTCTAAAGTTGAAGAGTTGTGTATCAAGGGCAGGTTTAGAAACAGAGCTTCAAGGTAGCTGTAGTTTAATTCGTTTTTAATTTGATGGCTAACTATGGTACTACCAAATTTACTTAACGCATCAAGCGTTCCCCATCTTTTATTGAAGTAGCAAAAGTCTTTCTTTTTTACAACCTCTAGTCTATTCATAAGCTTTTCGAAGAACGGATTAAACTTGATTCTTTGACAGCAGAATACGTTTATGGATTTTAATATTTCCCGATCTTTGTTGTAAAGATTTTCCAATATGTTGATTGGTATTACGCAATTTTTAATAAAAGATATGTTTGGTTCAAAGATGCATATTTTGTTGATTTTTTCTTTTTTAAAGCTTGGATCTAATCCTTTTTTTTGAAGTTCTTTGATTTTATCTTCCATAAAAAAAGAGTCCCATATGAAAGGAATAACTATAACATCTTTAAAATTATAATAAGTTTTTATATAGCTTTTGGAAAACTCGTGTTGGGGAGATATCCAGATTTGATTTAGGTATTTCGGTTTTTCTAGTGGCAGTTTTGTGCTTTTGCTTGATAGCGAGTGGTGAATATCATCCATCAATTTATTGCCAAAATGTATTAGTATCGTTTTGAAATTATTGTTCCTGGCTTTTAATTTGTCGTACATTTCTGGAAGTAAATCGAATCCGGCGACGATTACTAGGTCTAAATTTTCATTATCGTCGGCAAGTAAATCTTCTAAAAGCATACCTTTGTGATTCTTCTTTAGTTTGTGAGTCGGGTTTTTATGGGTGATATAAAAGCATTCGTGGCCGCATCTATCTATCATTTCATAAAGAAATACGATGTTTTGTTGCATTCCGTTAGCCCAAAAAGCAATGGACATATCTAGGGTTATTCCTATTTTCATAATTTTATTTTTGTTTTTCGCAATGGTAAGAAGTCTATATTATTTGCGATCAGTAATATTGCCTGTTTATATATTTCAATAGGCCTATGGTTTATTTTGTCATCACCTTCGTAGCTTCTTTGATATGCCCCCCAAACTTGACACGAAAACACTAGCCAATAATACTCTAGTTCTATGTCGCACGAGATTTCTTCATTCGCGAATCTAACAAAACCATCATAATCTAAAGGGTGGTGACCCATAAAGTGTATTAAAAAGTCTCCACGATTGTATAGAGTTGGGTATATATTAAAGTGATGTGGGTTTACGGGGTTGAGTTTGCTATGTTTTTTTAGAATATCTACTAGCCTACCTTGGTCTTCATTGTTACCTCCATGCCTCCAGGGTTTGTCTACACCTATGTATCGAGATTCCCACCACTCATTTAACACTTGTAGTGAAAAATCATTTGTTTTAAAAAACAAAACCCCACTATTTAGTGCTTGTCCTCCTAAGTCTTTTGCATGTAAAATATCTTGTTCTGAGTTTTTTAGATAATTATATAAATCGAAATTTCTATTAGCTATTGTAGTGTCCATATCTAGCCACCCTAAATATTCATATTCATTAAAATGATGTAATAATTTTAGCGGTTTTTGGTAGCAAAGGTGGGTTGATTTATCAAGGGTTCCTGCGCTTCCCAGGTGGTCGTAGCCTTTTTTGTTGCAATAATCTATAACTGAATTTACGCAATTCTTGCGTTTTTCATAATATCTTGAATCGGATAGTTGACAAATTCCTATTTTTTTCATGATAATAATTTTTTATATTTTTCTATAACAATTGGATTATTTGGTGAGTGTTTGTAGATTGTTTTTTGCGCTTGCTCTTTGTATTTATCTAGATTTTGATCGTGATAATTTAAGGCGAGGTTTAGAGCCTCTGCCCCCAACTTGGTGTCGTAATTAGGGTAGTAGTATCCAGATTCTTTAATCAGCTCAGAGTTGTGAACAAGGGGGAAATTGAAATGCAATGCTTCGAAATACGTATAATTTAAGGCGTTCAATAGTTGATTTGAGATTATGACATTAGACATATCTGCAAATATTTTAGAAACTTTTATTCTTCCTTTAAATTCTATTTTATTTTCTTTTGTTACATCTAGGTTCCACATTAGGGATTTGAAGTATTTTTTATCAGTAAATTTTGCCGCGCAATAAACTGTTATTTTGTTAAAATCTTCCTTGCTGACCTTTGTATAAAATTCTTCAGCTATCATTATCGATGGCAGGCAGTGTTTTGTTATGTTTAAATTAGGTTCGAGTATTCCAATATTTTTGTCTTCGCCTGGACGGTAGTAGCAGGTCTTGTTTATTTTGTTCCATATTTTTTCATGCATGTCTATATATTTCGAGCTCCAGATATAAGGCAGTTCAAATACTCTTTCTGTGTTGTAATATGTTTTGTAGTAGTTATATGAAAATTTGTAATGAGGGGATATCCATACTTCGTCGACCATTTCTGGACTTATAGCTAAATGATCTTGCCAGCTACATCTTTCTATGTCTGCCAGAAGACCATTTCCGTAAACAATATGTATGTTTTTGAAATTTTTATTTTTTTCTTTTATTGATTTTATTGTATCATTATTTATTAGCCAGGAAGCGTTTAATATAAAAGATATATCTTCACAATATTCTAATAATTCATTTTCTTCTATAATTAATATATCAGATGGTGGATCAATGCATTCTTCTATTTTATGATTTATGGCAATAATTGGAGTAAAGCCAATGCCTTTTAATAGTTCAGCAAGGAAAACTATATTTTGTTGAAGTCCGTTGCTGAATAACCCGTTTTTATAATTAGCAGTAAGCAATATATTCATTGCATTTTATTACACAGCAATTTTCAATATTTATTCAGAAATTACGAAACTAGCGGGATTTGATGGAACTGCATTAGCGGACCTGTTCAATTTGTCTAGATTGAATATATAACTTCCGTTAGAGTCAGTGATTCCGTTTATGTCACATATCGCGAATTTATTATTAATATCGTAAGTGTTGTCTAGTTGGGTTCCGTCTGCGTACGCTTGGTATGTATATATTGTTCCTCCGTTTTGTGCGGAACCTCCTTCCGAAATGTTCTCAAGGGATAAATTATTAGGGTTGGATACTGAGGTTCCTATGCTTGCTAAACCTTGCCCAATACTGTTGGGTGAAGCTTCTATCGTTCTTGAGGAAAAACCCTCCAATTTATATGTGGGGTTTACTGCTATTGACGTAGTTTCTATTCCTGCAAGATTGACTGCCGAAGCTTGCCAGGAGAAGGTTCCTTTTGTATCTACATCTAGGGCTGTAATCGTATAAGAGTTGCTTAATTTTCCTGTACCTTGGGAGTTTTGAGATAGAGTTGACGAGTTTGCTTGGGCTGTATCAGTACTTAAGGTTGGGTTCGCTAACATTAGTTGGTCGCTCGCTAAAGAAAACTGATCTTGGTTTCCGCTCGGTGAGCTACTTAGTTTTTGAGAAAGGTTAATTATTGACAAGCTTAGTGGAGTGTTTGCGATATTTATAACATCTTCCTTTTCTATAGTTATTCCATTAGAGTTTTTTGTGGCGGATATTTTTATATTGTTATCTCCTCCGTCTGATTTTATATTATAACTACCATTTAAGTAGGATACATTTTTTAGGGATTCGAACGACGAGGAATTATCTATTGAGAGTTGATTGTTTTGAGAGGAATAAGTTATAATGTCGAAATTTGAAGCCGTGTTATTCAGGGCTGCTGATTCCGTGGATTTTATAGCTTGTTGTGAATTGGGGTAGGATATTGCTCCGATATTCACAGACGGAAAGCTTAGGTTGTTAAGTCGAGCGGTGTCTGAAGTGGTGAATTTGTCGCTAGTAGAGCCAAAATTATTCTTAGCTATTATTGATATGGGGAGATCTCCATCTCTAGACGAAGAGCCTATTGACCCGAATACATTTATCGGAACTTCGAATTTAAAACTTCCGTCGCTCAATACGGTCTTGGAGAAGTTTGAGTTGTAGTTAGTTTGAGAGCCATTTGATAAACCTTCGTTTCTTATAGATATAGAAATGTCGTTTATATCAACCCCTTTTCCATCTATAAATATTTCTGAACCTACTACGTCTCCAGCTTTCACCTCTGATGTCCCTATAGAGTGAGGCGGTATTGAGGATGTAGCTATAGCGGATAAATTTGCGCCTGTTATTGCGGGGCCGTTTTCGATTTTAACTTTTACTCTTTCCGTATCGGTTGCTCCGTTGTTTGTTCTTACTGCGTTAATTTCTATATTGTCTGAATTGTTGTATATTCCATTTACATAATTTACCGACTTGCTGCTTTCAAAGGTTGATGTATTGGATATCGAAATGTCTGAATTTAGGGCTGTGTATGAAACTGTATCGGAGGTGTTGGACCAGTTTGAAATAGTGTTTGAGAAGGAGGTGCTCTCTCCCTCTCTTAATCCATCAGATCTTCCATTGTACGAACTGGGATTATTGGCTGATATTATGGGGTATGATTGATCTAAATTTCTTGTCCCGCTAAAATGCATAAAGTCAGTAGATTCTTTAAGCTCTCCGGTAGAGCCGAAAGAGTTTATCGCTTGTATTGCAACGGGTTGAGGTCCTGTTTCGTTAGAGATGGTCACTGGTATTGTGGCTCTATAACGGCCCCCCAGGTTTGATAGTTGATAGTTTGCGAAATCTATCTCTTGAGCTAATCCGTACCCGTGAACTTTTATTAAAGTTATATCGTTTGTGTCGAAGTCTGCATATATGTTTATTTTATCTCCAGCTTTTAAGTGGCTTACTCCTAGCTGTTGCTGGGGTTTTGGCGTAGCGTTGATAATTTCATCTATGAATATGTTTATTGGCTCAGGACCTAAACCTAGTTCGTTTAATGAAATTTCAGAAACTCTTCCGTTCGCTGTTGCGGTTATTGATGTGGCTCCCTCTAGGTTTATATTATTCAAAAAACCTTTAAATCTTCGGGTGTCTTGCCCTAACTGCTCAATGTTACTTAAGGGTATTTTTTGATTATTAATAAAAGCTTCCCCCATGTAATCGTAATTTGGGCCATCCCATTGTATTTCCACTCTTAGATCTGATGCAGATGCAACTGTTATTCCTGATAAATAAAGATTTGGATCCGGGGAGTCAAAGAAGGTCTTGTTTGTTACGCCGTTATTATCTTGAACATCGGATATAAAAAGAAATTCTGCAGCTCCAGATTCTACTTGGGATATTGATGTGCCCAGCTTGGAAACATCTACCCCTCCGAGCGTTAAGGAGTCTGTAAAATTTCCACTCACAAACTCTACACTATCTGAGGTTCTTACGTTTTGGTCCATGGAGACCATTAATCCGCCAAAATATAAATTATCAAATACTCCTGTCGCCCAAGCTTTGTCTAGCCTGCCGACTCCACCTTCTCCGCTATTCCTTGGAACTAAATTTCTTGTAGCCATTACTTATATTACACAAATATTATTAAAAAGATATATCATCTGTAAAAGCTTCGGGGCCTGTATCATACCTCCAGATATTAGCTCTTAATTCTAGATTATTATCATCCCTTAATATCCACATTGAATCTGATATAAGTGGGGCGTTAGAAGGGGATATATCTCCCAGCTCATCTTTCTCAAAGGCTTCTGATATATCAAGCCTATTGTCTCGAAGGTTAGAGTTAAAAATTTGATCTTGCAGTGAGCTTCCTGTTATGTAGTCTGATACATTTAGGCCGTTTATAAATAAAGCGGAAGTTGCATATATCTCATCAACCTCAAGCCTGTTTCCATCTAGCCTTAACTGTGGTTCAGTTAAGCTTCTCCCGATTATATAACTATCTGGCCCTACCCTTTTTAGAGGGTCTTTGATTCTGAAATAGTCCATTTAGCCGTCGATCCTGTCTTGCTCCGCTGGAACTTTATATATAATTGCGTAATCTACTGAATATCCTGATATAGTATGCGGTCTTTTTACAAAAACTCTTCCTGCTTCGTCATTGTGTATCTTAACGGCCATATCTGGATCGAGGAATATTAAATTATCTTTTCCTTCTTTTACTGAATCTGTTATTGAAAACCTTCTGTCGCTCGTGTGAAACTGTATGGGGTAGGGAGAATGGTTGTATATTACAATATGATCAAGTAGTCCTCTTTCATATAATTCATTATAATCTTGTAATTCGTAAGAATTTTTTAAACTAGCCTTAAAGTTTTCTTGCCTTAATCCGTATTGAGTATCGCTATCAAAAGTAGAAAAAGAGTCTCTACATCTATCAGGTTTTGTATATTCTGCGTGCAGGAAAAAATCTGGATGTGATTTTTCTGGTTCACTGGAATTTTTTCTTCCATTATTGAAGTAGTTTCCGAATAAATCATCTTTTATGTTTCTGTCTTGACCTAAGCAATCTCCAGAGTTTGAGCCAAACCTTAATTCTTCAGGAATGTCTTCCATTAGTATGAAGTCTTCTTCTATTTTTTGCGAAACCGTCTTGGTTCTGAGTTTCCATTGTTGAGACTTACTTCTTGATTGATTTCCAGTAATGGAGTCGGACGGGCTTACTCCTATTTGGTCAAGTTTTCCTATTACTCCCGAAAGTAGTTCGTGGGTTTTATTGTCATCTACATCTAGATTTGATAAACCTATGGATAAGCCTGATAGCAAACCGTGAGCTTTTGTGTCGTTTACGTCAAGATTAGTTAGCGAATCTAAGACTCCAGATAGCAATCTATGAGATTCAACATCTTTATCTATCTCTACATCAATGTGTATGTTTGATAATTCTGATTTTACTCCTGATAGCAACTCATGAGATCTCGTGTCGTTTACCCCTAGGTTAAGCAATTCGCCATGAATGCCTGATAGTAACCTATGGGATTCTATATCCCTGTCGATCTCAACCTCAACATGAATATTTGAGAGTTCTCCTGATATACCTGACAATAACTTTACACTACTAGAGCTTTGCCTGTTTAACTCTGCGAGCTCTCCAGATAACCCTTCTAGTATAAAATCTACTTCCGCTGCAGGGTCCCATCTTCCCGATGCTTTGTTCCAGTTATAAGAAAAAGATGGCGAGGGTGATAGCGCATCAAGTTTTGTTATATCCGTATATAACGGATTATTCTTAAAATCTCCTGGGTCTGACATACAGGAGTATATTACACCTAAAATTTAGGTGTTGTCAAGAGGGTGCTTTATGCCCCTTCTCTTGCTACTATAATCCTTGAAGTATTTTTTTTGAACAGGGTCGTACCCTAGTTTATCTTTTCTCATTTGCCCCAACTCTTTACTTTTTTCTAGCACATCGTTATAAGAACCTTTTTTATTAAAGGTTTTAGACTTGAACGCTTCTTTGTCGAACGGGTCAATACTTGAGTCTGTTGAAGCTTCAGGCGCGTAAAATACTCTATTCCACTTTACTCCTTCATTGTCAATATATATGTGATCCTCTTTCATCGATTGAACTATGTCAATCAACTCTTCTGTTTCGGGGTGCTCATATGTATATAGAGGCATTATTCTAAAATCTTATTTAGTGTGTTTTCATAGGTGAACTTATGCTTTAATTTTTCACCTTCTGTATTTGTTATGGTACATTTTTCTTCAGCTTTTTCCATTGCATCGATGAATTCATCTTGATCAAAAGTATATATGTTGCCCTGATTAAACTCTTCTCCTTCTTTAAAAAACATATTATCATAAGCAGGCTCTTTGCCGCTTGGGTTTACTAGTACGCAGTTGTCTTTAGAAGCCCAATCTTTATGAGAGCTACTATTTAGTACTATGCTCCATTTTCCTAGGCAGGTTGCGTTAAAAGAGGGGAGGTTCCAACCTTCTGCGCCACTCATTCCTCCTAGGTCAATATCTATTGAGTTTAAGTAGTCGTTTACTTGAGAATTTTTAGGAAGGAAGGGTAAGAAATTAATGTTCTCACATCTTTCTCCTCCTAGAATTCGTGATATTACGGCCTCCATTTGTTCTTTCTTTAGAAATGGGTTTGTTATGCAGCATGTCAATTGGTAGTTGTGGTTACCTCCGTACTTACGGATCCAGCATTTTATTATTTTTTCGGTATGCTTTCTTTTTTCAAATTTACCCATTAACCCAAAGTGGGTTTTTCCCTCAAGGTATTTTTTTTCAGTTTTATGAAAAAAGCTATCAAACCCCAAAGGGGAAAACGATGAATCTGGAAAGAGAGATTGAGCTTGAGATGAGCTAAATACAGTCTTATCTTGAAAGTTTGCTAGGGAAATTTCCGTGCTAGTTGGCTTATCTAACTCGTAAAAAGTATACAGTATCTGCTTGGGGGATATTCTGTTTTCCGAACCATTTAAGTGCCACATTTGCAACGTTGTGTCAGATTTCTTGAATATTTGAAACCTATCATTAATCCCAGATTCTATCCATGTTTTAAAATCTTGATCTATTTCGAAGGCGCTAACATCTATATTGCCATTCGGGAATATAGCTACGTTCATTCCCTTTTCGAACATTGCCTTTAGTAGGTTTACGGACACGTTCCCAAATGATAAGGAGTTTAGTGGGCCTTTATATATTATTGAATTCATGTTAAAACGGGATGTCTGCGAAGTCGTCCTCTTCTATTATTCGCTCAGCTTTCCTATCAACGTTTTCTTTTTGGTTCTCCTCTGAAGGCTTATCAAGAAAGTTTACAAAATCAGCCCTACAATAAGTCTTACTTCTGTTTTCTCCAGATTTAGAAACCCAGCTACTTGACAATAGTTTCCCTTCGAGTAAAACTTTTCTGCCTTTCGATAGGAACCTGTTGCAGTTTTCAGCCACATTTCCCCATGCTTCTACGTCAATGTAGAATACTGAGTTGCTAGCCTTGTTGTTTATAGCGACACTAAAGTCACAAACAGTGTTTCCATTTTTTGTTTTTTTAATCGCAGGTTCCCTAGTTAGGTTACCAAGCCCTATGAATTTATTCATACTTCCTCCTTTAGTTGTTCCTTGAAGCTGTTAATTGCAGAGTTATGTATATTTATACAACCTTGTATACTTAATTTCATTACTATGCCTATTTTTTTCCAAGACATTACTTTATTTTTATGTCCTATTATATATCTCATATTAAAAATTCTTTTTACTCTTTTGTCTGGATGTTCATCTATTACATTTAATACTTTATTTAATAAATCTTTTTTGACGTTCGCGGACATTGGGTCGCATTGGAAGTCTGGAGATTCAGGTATATTTTCTAAGTAGTCTGAGTGCCATGTTGGTCTTCTTTTGTTCTTATTGTATATATTTAAGCACATCCATTTTGTTTCGTTTCCTAGGTAAGTACTAAACTTTGCCCCTTTAGTCTTGTCAAATTTTATTGCGGCGCTGTAAATTTTATATTCTTTATCGTTAACCAGATCATTGTAATCAATAAACGGGCTGTTTGGACTAGCATAAGAATTTACCATTTCTAAGTAAATTCCACTATGCCTTTCCACTAAGGCGTTTAAGCTGTCTTCTTGTTTTTTATTATTCTGTATGTTCTCGATCAGAGTTAAGTCTGTAGTTTCTTCGTTCATAAAATTGATTGTAAAGCTAACTCTACTGTATTTCTAAGTTTATCTATATATTTGTCAGGGAAATTATTGCAAGTTATGCGTATATTAGATTTACGCTTGAGTATGGGATTGTTAATTTCTTCGTCTAGATTAGGGGGCGCGGTACCCTCTCTGGTTATGTGTACCGTTTTTCCTCCCATTCTATGTATCCAGTCTATTTCATTTTCAAACCTTACATCTGTAATAAATACGACTTTGCCCAGGTTCAAATTTTTAAGAACCTCTTCTTCTATTTTTTCTATCCAGCAGTTCTCGTTAAGCTTTCTTCTTATGTTTGTGCCATAAGCCACAAGAAGCGGTCTAATCATCTTCTTTTCCTCGTCCTTCTCAGTAAAGGATGATATATTAGTATATTTCCCTAGTAGCTCGTCGCATTCCAACTTTAGGGAATCAGCGAAAGCAAACTTCTTAGCCTCTGAGCCTTTCTCTCTTAATATACTTTTTGATATTTCAAAAAAAGTGTCCTTCCCGCACCTAGCTAAACCGCATATACCTATAAGTTTCATATTTACGCTCCGAATATATGCTTCATGCTTGAGGATAAGTCATGCATTCCCGCATTGGCCAGCATCCTAGAAACTGAATGGTAGGATACCGGATCATCATACCTTTCGTCCATTACATCTGGTATTAATTCTTGTGTTACCATAACTGAAGATAATTTTAAGTCTTTGCCCGACTTGTCCAACATTTCAGTTAATGCAGAGGTACACGCCTCTGTTTCGCTCGAGGCTTCGGTGATTACCGACCAGTCTGAGCACTTTACTAAAAAGAACCTTCCATCACTTAAATCTAAAAACTTCATTCAACTACTATATCACCATCTATACAATTTGTCAATTCTTATATTTATATAATATTAAAAAAATATATTAATGTATATCTATATTATTAACATTGTACAATTAATTGTATGTCGCATGTACAGTTTTTTGAATGTTGCTTGACAAAAGTAAGCTTTTATGATATTATCAAACATGATGAAAAAATTCACACAAATTCCAGTCGTTGTACAAGAAGATATTATCAATGGAAACTTAATTGGTAATGATTTAGTTGTATATAACTATCTTGTTTCCAAGGCGTCCCACGGAAAGCCAATCTTTTTTTCTAACGAAAGAATAGGGTTGGATCTTGGGGGAATGTCATACGGAAAAATATCAGGAAGTCTTAACAGGTTAGCCAAGGCCAAGCATATCAAAAGAAAAAAAACTTGCAATAAAACATTAACCCAGTTAACTACTGTAGTACTCGGCGGAGATAACGTAATAATAAGAGGCAGTAGACAGTGAAGGTATCAGTAAGAATGGAGGGAGGGCTAGGAGACCATTTTGCGGCAAATCGTTTTGTTCCCGCAATAAAGGAGCTTTACCCAGATTGCTCTATAGATTTATTCTCAGACACACAAGGAAGCGAGAGTCAATCAAAGATACTTAATAAAATGTGGCCTTCTCATTTTAATGAAACATTCATCATTAAAGAAAAAAAATACAAAACATTTAAAATAAAATCATCCAATTTTCCAGATGAAGATCACATCGGCAATATAAAGAATGTACCCGATAACATATTCAATAAAATGAATAAAGAATATGATAAATTTTATGATCTACATATCGATTCATTGGAATGGTTAAATTATAATTTTGACTGGTTTAAAAGATTTAATTTTTTCCCAAAACCAGAATGCCAAATAAACTCAAAAATAGATCTTCCAGAAAGATTCATAATGTCACATCTATATGCTAGAGATGGGGCAGATTCGAATATGGAAGATTGGTATATTGATAAACTCTTAAAGAATATTGCTCTAGAGTTTGACGTGGTAGTACTTATGGATAAAGATTCCAAACACAAGTATCAAGATATAATTAATGACGAAAACCCTCGACTACACTTTGTGGAAGCTTCGCTAACAGACATCTTCTTTATATCAAGTAAGTGTATCGCCGCCTTTGGAATTGATTCTGGAATAAGATTCATCCCCTACCACTATGGAAAGCCCACTTTTACGTTCTCAAAGTACTGCGAGTCTTACGGCGTAACTCAATATTCATATCTAATAAGATGGCTTTTTAATGAAAAGTTCGTGCTTCCCTTACACTACGACGTTAAGAGTGCGGGACAAATAATCAAAAACACATTAAGAAATCCTGCATACAGACTTTATCCATTTCTGCTGGATAATATCGAAAAGCTTGTAGCTCAGAGAAACATAACGGAATATATCACAGAATGAAAACAGCGCTACTATTTAGCGGAAAACTAGGAGACTGGGAAAACTGCATAGAATCCATAACGAAAAACATAATACAACCTCTCAGTCCAGATATTTTTATCAGCACTTGGGATGACCAACCCTATCAAGAATTCTGCCAATACTACAGGCCCACAAGGCAGCACATCTTAAATTTCGATCAAGTAATGAAAGTGGTAGGGTCAATAGATCAATTAAAACTCGAACCCAACCCAGGATTAATACCTATGCTAGCAGGACTAAAGACTTGCCACACAATGTATCAGGATTACATTACTTACAAAAAAACTGAGTACGATCTAGTTGTCAGATTACGCCCAGATGTACAAGTTCTCGAGCCAATCAAAATTCACGAAAAAAATGATTGCATAAAAAATAAATTAATTAGGTTACCCTTATTTGAGAGTGAAAACATTTACAACCACGAAGAAGAATTAAAAAAAGAATTTAGCTTCAGTTTTGTTTATGAAAAACAATCCTTACTAAATCAAATCAATGATCAATTTGCCATTGGGCACCCAGATCAAATGGATAAATATTTTAATTGCCTATCATTTATAAGGCAAGCCATAAAAATAATGTGGGAATGTGGATACCCGGAATATATGATTAAGGTTCCCGAATCAGTCATAACCATGTGTCTTAATTTGCAAAACTGCAAATACAAGCAATTAACCGGAACCAACTCTTTTGGCAACATAAAAACTATTTTATGCAAAGATGGAAAAAAGTGGAGAAACCAAGGACACAACTCTACAATCTACAATGAAAGCCCCAATAGTACTAACAGCCTATAATAGACCTGATTACTTTGAGCAAGTCTTAGATTCATTATCTCCGCAATGTTGGGACAGGAAGGTTTATTGTGTTGTCGATGGACCTAGATTCAAGGAAGATATTCCCTTAATTGAAGATTCATTTAAACTGGTCAACCAATTCATTCCTCACTGCGAAACAGTGATATCAAAATCAAACCAAGGTGTTGCTAGGATAATGAAATACGCAAGAGAGTTAGCCCTTAAAGACCATGAATTTGCTATAATCATTGAAGACGATTCCGTATTGCAACCTCATTACATACAGCAGTTAGATTTTCTTATTGATAAATTTAAAGACGACGAAAGAATAGCAATGATTAATTGCTTCGGAGAGCATCATCGATCAAAGAAAACTCACCGTTATTCATATATAAATTATTTACATGATAGAGACGACAGGCTTTCTCTAAATATTCAAGAAGACAATAAAGATAAACTCATTTTAATGGATCATCTTTGGGCTTATGCAATAAGGAGATCTTCTTACGAATCAATATGTGACATACTAGAGTCATACTGGAAGTTATTGCCGCAAGAATATAGATTCAGACCTCATGGAGAAATTTTAAAATTAATGTCTTCCATTGGAGCTGATCCAAGAAAAATTGTCTCAAGTCAAGACTCATGCACCTCAGCAGCCTTTGCGGCTAGGGGTTTTATTAAAGTATCTACGTTCACTAATAACTTCAACTACATAGGAGAAATAGGAGAGCATAGCAACCCTGAAAATTTCAAACTTGATAGTTGGTTAAACCAAGAAGTTTACAAAAAATTTCAAAACAACTTTATTTGGAACGAGGATATATTTACAGAAATCAAATCCCACATGAAAAACAAATATTTAAAATGAAAAAAATAGGATCAATAACAAGCGTCAAGCCTAATCAGAGAATTTTAGCAAGAACACTAAAATCAATTCTCAATTATCAAAACGACCTAGATTTTGTATACGTTAATTTGTGCGATAGCGCACTAAGAGGAGATCATCTATCATTTCACAATAAGGAGTTAAGCGAAGAACTTTTTAATATTATAAATGAAAATAACAATTTTCTAAAGTTAATTTGGTGCAAAGACTTAGGCCCATATACAAAACTTTTACCCACATTAAGTAAACATAAAAATGAAGATTGCATAATTATCACTTTTGACGATGATACAATATATCACCCAAACCTAATCAGCAATTACATATCTGAATTTAATAAAAAACCAGGAATACTAACAGCAAGAGGATTCACCTTAGATATAAGTAAGGGCTGGAAAAATGTTGACTACAGAATTAGAGTTGAGCCCAAAAATAATGATTGCGTACATAATTTTCACACAGGAAAAGGCACAGTGTTATATAGTCCACTTTTATTTAAAGAAATCGAAAGCATTTTCAATTCAGATGTATATATGAAACTATGCCCAACAAATGATGATACTTGGTTTAACTTTTTTAGAATAAATCAAAAAATACCATGCAGATTAGTGCATAGCCTTCCCTATTCAGTTGCCGACTTAACAAACCATAACTGCGCCCTGCAGACAATTAACTGTGCAAATGCAAGTAGAGTTAATAATCAGCAAATACAGAATTGTGTTAAATATTTTAATTTATGA